CATCAAAGGCGTAGATTGTGTTAACTGTATTTGCACGTAGGTATTCTAGTGTGTATTCCATAATTTTGATTGGTTGATTTGTAATGTGAAGCAGTGTGCTTCTACCCAAAAAGCCCGCACCAGATGGACTGGATACGGGCTGATGGTTATGAGTTTAAGCTCTCGTAGGCGCAGTATTGACTGCTGAGGCGAGCATCCCATTCGGCTTGGTCTTTGACCACCAAGTGGATTGTGTTCTCACCTTTGAGGTGGTAGACCTCAGTATCGTATGGGTGGTTTACGAGTGTAACCCTGCACCAGATCCCGTTCGGGCTGACCAGTGCAACTTGGCCGCAACGCTCTCCAGAGATGATTGTGTCCCCAAGTTTGAGGTCGGCTCCAGTGACGTTGACATAATTGTGACCGTTGTATGATTTTACTTTTTCCATAGTTTTGATGTGCTGATGATTGGACCACTCACTATTACCCGAGTCGCTTAGACTCGGCGGGCTTGTGACCGTCGCTGAATTGCGGCTAGTTTACCAATCTATGTCCCACTTGCTACGTCATCGATCATCCGAGGAGTCACCGTATCGACTGCCGAGTCGCTGTCATATATCCGCAAGTCCAAAGCTCAAGGCAGAGGGTCTTCTGGTAACGGTAGAGATGCTAGCGGTCGACATCCGAGGTCGGAGTCGGTAGCGTTTGGACTGTCAAAGAACGGGAACTGCACCACCAATATGTGCATAGATTGTGATTAGTCAAGTCTATTGAGTAACTATTTTTGAACCCGTGTATCCAAAATAATGAAACTATTGAAAGGATGGCGGCCACAAGCCGCCTATATAGTTACGTAAGTCGTTGATAGCGCTTTCGTAAGTCGTTGATACGCTTTTGTAAGTCGTTGATTATCAGTAAAGGGTCAAAATCTAAAATCGATTCTAAGGCCCCTAGGAGGCCCTACAAGGCGTCCGATTTTCGACTGGACCTGCACCCTTCGCAGGCCCGTAGAAGGCCATACAGGGCATTTCTGTCTTAATGAGATTTCAGTCTCAATAAGCCCTGTAACCACTCCAGTAAAGTAGACGTGCTAATGCTGGGGCCAGATATGAGATGAGAGTAGATAGACTTATGCCGTAGATCCTTTCACTCATCAAAGAAGAAAAACTTATGTCACACGAGGGCCGCCCTTTGGATTAGCCGAGCTTATGACCGCCCGCCCGCATTAGGGTAGCTTATGGTAGGCCGCCGTATTAGCCGAGCTTATGCAGGCCTGTTGATAATGAGTCTCAGTCTCAGCAGAGCTACGGCTCCTCGCTAATGCGACTGGATCTCAACAAGCTAAGGGTTCGTTAATGAGACAGGTGTCTCAATAAGGGGGGGTGGGGGTCTGGTTTTATGACTGGCTTTCTATTTGTATTTCATAAAGCACCCCACAAAAAAATACCCAACTCATGGGGCAAGCCAGGGCCACCTGGCTAGGTTCCCGTACTCCTTAAGGAGTCTCTTGTCTTATGTCCTTCCTTATTTCCCTGGCCTCTACGGGCCAGGAAAAGAACTTAAGGTATGAACTCCCTAAGGAGTATAAAAGGATTATACACTAGTTTTTACTTGACTGTCAAGTCTTATTTGTAAATAATGAAGAAATGCTAGAGGAACCAAAGAATAATTCTGCTGATGAAAAGGCTGCATTGATGCAGGAAATCCAGGGCGCCATATGGGAAGTAGCCGAGAAGAAAGAGATCGAAAAGGTCCGCAGCCTATCCAGGCACAGCCCCGAAAAGGTTGCGTCCATCCTGTATCTGTATAGCACTGGCAGTAGCCAGACTAGGATAGTAAGGAAGTACGGAATCAACAGGGAAACCGTGATCAGCGTCCTGTCGGACTACACGGATCACCTGGGTAAGTTCAAGGAATTAAGCGGCAAGATTGCCGCTAAGAACTACCTAAACCTCAGTAGCTTAGAAGAGGACCTGATTAACTCTGTAAGGGAAGACCTAGAGTCGGGAGAACTAAAGCCCACTGTAAGGGACTTAAAGGAAATTTCGATCTCTGTATCCAATGCAGCTAGGCAGGCCTTTACTTCACGTGGCGAGGCCACGCAGATTACTGAGGACCGCCAGGTCATTACTCAGGAGGACTACGAAGAAACTATCAAGGCGGCCCGAGACAGGATCGCCAATCTTAAACAAGCCGAAGAAGCAGAACTAGTACAGGAGGACACAGATGGGTAAAGGATGCACACCCCGAAAGGGACACGACGCTGCTAAGCAGCGCAAGAACTACGACGACATTGACTGGAGTAAGAAGCCAGTAGCCCCGAAAACGGAGCAGCCGAAAAAGTCTAAGTAATGCCTATTACTTTTACAGAGCACCCTATAGTGCGGCCTCCTACGGACGAGGAGATAGTCCTGCTTGGAGAGCAGGACCCTCAGCTATTGGCAGACTTGCACGAGGCTCACGAAGGTAGAATCAGGGCGGCAACAGAGGACCCTATGCGATACGGCTTTGACCTAGAGGGCTGGGGCAGGATCCGAAACGGCTTGCAGAAGAACAACGAAGTCCTGGCCCTGGGCGGCAACCGCAGCGGCAAGACTACTGGCTGCGCCAAGATGCTCATGGAGGCTGTTACCGAAAGCATGGACGGTCATATTGTATGCTTCTCTCAAAATGCAGATACGTCCATCAAGGTGCAGCAGGCTGCAATCTGGGAGATGATGCCCAAGGAGTTTAAGAGGAAGACCAAGAGCGTAGACGGTTACATTAATTACTCTATGCAGAACGGATTCACTGCATCGTCGTTTATCTTTCCCGACACCAGGACACGTGTAGACTTTAAGACTTATACGCAGTACAGCAACAACCAGACAATCTTAGAAGGCTTTGAGTTTGGATTTAGGCAGCCCGAGGGGCTGAACATCGGAGCCTGGTTGGACGAATACCTCGGCGACGCAGCGCTGGTCAATACCTTGCGCTTTCGTTTAGCTACTCGGGATTCCAAGATGCTTATAGGATTTACACCTATTGACGGCTATACACCCTTTATATCGGAATACCTTAAGAACGCAGAAACTCTCAAGACAAAGCCTGCGGCTTTGCTGAACAAAAAAGCAGTGCCCATAGAGCAATACAGCCCTAGCCGTGATGCTTCTGTTATCTACCTGCACTCAGACGAGAACCCGTTCGGGGGTTATGAACGTATAGCCAAAGACTTAATCGGCAGGCCTGACTCCGAGATACTGGTCCGTGCCTACGGCGTACCAGTAAAATCAGCAAATGCTTTGCTTCCTTACTTTAATACAGAGGTAAATGTACTAACGGCAGAACCTAACAAATACGGCATGCAGTTCCCCGACATCTCGGATAAGTCCAGGTTCAGTTGCTACCAGGTGGTTGACCCTGCGGGCGCAAGGAACTATACTTGCATATGGGCTGGAGTTAACGAGCACGGCGAGGTATACATCCGCAAGGAGTGGCCCGACCGTGATAGCTTTGGTGAGTGGGCAATATTCGGAGATCCTAAGTGGAGATACGGTCCAGCATCTAAGAAGGTAGGCCTCAATGTAGAAGGATACTGCGAACTATTTAAAGAGATCGAAGACGACCTAGGCCTAGAAGTAACTGAACGCATCGGGGACTCCAGGTTCTTTGCCAAAGAAAACGAAAACAACGACGACCTGTTTACTTCGTTCTATGATTTTGGTCTAAGTTTTATACCGTCGAACGGAGCTATGGAAGATCAGGGCATTACTGCCCTGGATGATTGGTTTAACTATAACCCCAACGTGAGCATTGATGCAAGCAACAGGCCCCTGTGCTACATACACAAGGACTGCGGAAACCTTATAGATAGTCTGATAAACTATAACAAGCAGGGAAAACCAGACGAACCCCTGAAGGATTTCTTCGATGTAATACGATACTTAAGAATGTCTAACGGAGGCGAGGGACCAGACTTCATGTCCAGCGCATCTATGCAAACAACAAGAACAAATAAAGGAGGATACTAATATGCCTAAGAAAAGACTAAAGACAATTGCCGAAGAGCACAAAGTTGAACTGGACTACATCGTAGAACTGGTAGACTCAAAACTACCCGTGCATACCATTACAGGAACTGGCTACGCCAGGTGGATCAATGAAGAAGGACAGGAACTGCTGGCCGAAGCCATTGATATACCAGAGCTTATGCCTAAGAGATACAGGGGCATAGTTCATTCAAAGGCCCCGAACCGCAGCTATGTCTACGTTTACATACACGAAATACAAAAGAAGGTACCTATGGTTATTGCTCGCAAGTTTGAGGATTGGCTAACAAAAGGTAAACAAGTAAACGTAGAAGCTATAGAGGACGAAAGGGGAACATCGTATCGCTATGTCCGATGAAAAAGATATTACTCTTGATCCAGAATGGATAGAAGAACAGGTGCATCGTTTGTCTGGATGGGAATATTTAAATCGTCATGTAAGGCATGAACTAGACAAATCTATGCTTCCACAAGAATTATGTGATAAAATTGGCGTTCACAAGGGTTACATCCATGAGATGACAAAATCAATCCGAAGAAAACTAAATGCAAAATAAATCTAACTTTGAGGCGTTGACATATGTTGATGCAATTCCAGATATTAAAGCACTTCGTAATGCATACGATGAAACCGTCAACGAGCTAGAGACTTACTTTGATTTATGTCGTACTAGTTACGATGACCGCAGGAACTGGTGGCCAGGCAAAAGCCGTGATCACCGCAAGCATGGAGCAGACGCATTCCCCTGGGAAGGTGCATCCGACACAGAGAGCCACGTAATCGACGAACGTATTACACGATTGGTTTCTCTGTTTATGTCTTCGCTTAAT